GCATTACCAGCGCCTATTTGAGCATTAGCTGCTCCTGTGGCTGCTGTACTACCAGCCGAACCAGTTTGAGCCGCAGCATTATTTCCAGTATCAATTAAACTTTTCAAACGATTAAACGTATTCGTTTGATTAGTTACAGCCATGTTAAAAGCGTCTTTATAAGTACCAGTGGCTAGTCCTTCAGCAAAAGAAGTCGCACCTTTTAATGCTGCTCCTGATTTACCTAATCCTCTAGCTGCGGCAGAATTTTGAGCAGCTTTTAAACCTTGACTTTCAGTAAATCTATAATAGTCACTATCTTTTAATACATTAGGATCGATAGAAACACCGTCAGTTAAATCTTTTAATTTTGGCTGTAATGTTGCATAAGCATCTTCACCCATTTGGCGGTAAGGAGCCAAATCTGAGCGAGTTTGATTATACATTCTCATCTGTGTTTGAGCCGCAATATTTGCAGCCTGTACTTGAGCATCAGAAGCTTTACCAGAAGCATACACTGTAGATGCTGCTCCGACTACAGCACCACCAACAATAGCAGTCGCTACCCATGCATTACATATACAAGGGTCTATGAATAATTCGTCTTTAAAAAAAGACTTAGATTGTCCATCAATATCTAACATCTTAATTTAAATCCAATGCTAATTGATTGCCAAAATGCCCACAATATTCTAAATATTCCTGCTCAGATGTAGCTATGAAATACTGAGCTATTTTATCTATATCTTTTTCAAATGTTCCATGGATTGTTGTCCAAATACAATCCGTATGAGCATAGGCTATGCGCTTTGTACCGGGAGGAGAAACCACCGTAAAAGGCGCTTGAACGCGGATCATACCACGTTCTGTCAAAACTGAAATATCTCCTTTGGATAAAATATTTAAATTTTCCAGCTTGTGAATTTCCCCTGTCAGCATCGTACCAGCCGGAATATGAAGCTCTCGCGCATAAACTCCATGAGAAAAATAATTAACAACCTTCAATTGAAGTTGATGTTGTTGTTTCATTAATTTTTCAAGAGCAAAAACTTTATTCTTGTCTGAAAGTCTATTTAAAAGCTCTACCTCATTAGCCATCTAAGCACCTAAGAATTTTACAGAAGGAGGATTAGAGTAAGTAATAGAAACGCTATCGTTAATGGCTGTAGGAATTATTTTCTGACCTGTTAAATCAATAGTATCTGTACCTCTAGTTAAAGAAATATTTGATACAACTCCTCCCGATATAATCAGATTACCATTTACATTAGGTGTAAATTTAAAAGGTGAACCTGTAAGATCAACTGTAGCTACTGCTGGTGCAGGCTGCACAAACTGTTGAAAGAAACTATTCCAAGGCGAGATTAAATAAGCAACTAATCTACCTCTAGTATCAGTCTTAACTTCAGCTAATGGAGAATTTAAATTTAGTACAGGCTGTGTCATGTAGCTGCTCTCTTTCTAGTAATAAATCCACCGTTAAGAGCAGTATCGTTATCAGTAGACCATTGGAGTTTGAAAACTCTATCTCTAGCCATACCCAATCTATTCCAAGAAATAGTAGTAAGAAATTTGCCAGTTTTACCTAAAGACTGAGCAACAGGATTACCGTAATTAACACCTTTATCGTCTGACCAGCTTAAATAGATTTGAGGATCGGCTTCCAAATCTAAAATATCTCCTACTTGCATATCAGCATCAAAAGAGTTGTAAACTACTCTAGCGTATCTATCGTCATCTACTAAATGAGGAAAAGTTCTAATTCTAACTATTGGATTTCCTTCATCTGTAAAAGTATTAACGCTTAATTGTAAGAGCTTTCCATATTGATAATCGCCAACAAGAATTACACCAAAAGCAAACATACAACAGTTGGCTCTAGGTCTTAAAAGATTTCCATTTTCATCAGTCCAATTCCACTCGCTCCACATTTTAGTAGTAAGATCGTATAACCAACATTTACTAGCTGATGGAAAGACTAAAGCATAAAAAGCATGATCGGCTATTTGAAAACAGAAACCAATAGCGTCTGATAAATTAGCGTAGCTTTTAAATTCTTCTACTAATCTAGGAGTAGATATTTCTGTTACGTCATAGCCTTGGCCTTGCAATACTAAGCCATTGCCTTGCATGTCTTGTTGAATAAAAAATACAAGAGTATCTTGGCTAGCTATCGAGTGAGGTGCACCACAACCATGATTAATGTAGGCACCTTGAACCTGTTGAAAATAAAAATCAGCAGCACCAGTACCTATCCAAACTTCAGTTGTTAAGTTTCCAACTAACCAAAGTTCTCTATGAACGCTTATTATAGCTACAATAGGATCATTAAAACCAGACTTAGCTGCAATGTCTAAAGGATCAAAAGCAGATTGCATATCTGTTAACGTATATGCAAAATTTTGTCCTGTTCCTCCTAAATCGACATTTGAAGCTGAAAGTATATTTCCTATCGCGTAATTTTTACCGGGATTGACTATATCTAATGTAGTTACAACTCCACCTAAAGTATTTACAGTAAATACAAATCCGCTACCAGTACCACCTATATTAGCAGCAGAAGCAGATAAAGTATTTCCTATAGTATAACCTGTACCGGGTCTGATATTACTTACTGCTGTAACTGCTCCAGCAGCTACAGTAATATCAGCTATAGCTCCTGCTCCTCCACCGCCAGTTAGAGGAACATTTAAATAAACTCCTGTTGTATAAAGAGTACCGGGGGTAGTAATAGTGCCTGTTCTAACTCCTGTACCACCTACAGTTATGTTAGCTTGTGCTTCAGTTCCACTACCGCCAGTTAAATTTACATTAGAATATGATCCGTTAACATAACCATATCCAGCGTTACTAATAGTACCAAACAAGATACCAGTATTAGTAAGCATTCCAAAATCAGCATTAGACGCTGATATATAAAATTGATTTGTACCGGGATTATTAAAAATAAAAAATGTATCTAAAAGCTCTACAAAGTCTGACCCATAAAAATTAGGATCAATTATTTGAGCAAATTGATTACTGCTCATGTCGATTACATAGCCGTTAGAGCCATCGACAAGAACAACTACAATACCATTATCTTTAAAATAAACTTGAGTAGGTTTGTCAGCTATATTGCCAACTAAAATTAAAGAATAATCAGGAGCAACATAATAAACATTGATACCTGATACTATATAAGCTGTACCTGCGCTCGTTCTATAACATCCGCGTATAGGAGCGTTGTTAGGAGTTTGAGCTTTTAAAAGTGTACCGGGAGTAGGATAATAAGTAATAGGTACTGGCGCTTGTGGATCAAATTTACCCACAATTTCAGCGTATAAGTTTACACACTCCATGCCTGACGAGATCACCGATTTGCCAGCATACGCCGCGCTGATAAGAGGAATGCGCGCCATTTTAAATTATCTCGCATCAGCATTGAAAATGTAAAAATTATTACCTCTACCGAAACGCAGGGCAGGAGGCATTTTTAATGTAGGTATTTGTATGTTAGCTTTTCTAATTAACGATCTTCCATTTTTAGCTAGTCTGTTTTGCATTATATCTGGAGGAAGCTGATACATAGAACGCAGTCTTACGCATAAATTATAATGTATAGCACTTCTATAATAAGCTGGCATGTTAAATTCAGCGTCTAAGTTATCCGTAACCTGAGTTACGCGCCATACCAAGCCAGCGCCAGAGCCACCTAAATCAGCATTGCTTGCAGTAAGCATATCGTTGATAACGTAACCTTCGCCTTCGTTTTGAATTTCAAAATCAGTAACAATACCTCCTGCTACTGTGATATTCGCAGTCGCTCCAGAACCAAAACCAGTAAGATTTATCAAAGGGACTGCAACATAAGTACCATCAACATATCCAGCACCAGCGTCTTGTATATTCCCGTTCTGGATTTGAATAGTAAAGCCTATGGGGCTTTTGATAATCAAATGTATGGAATATTGGTCGGTAGGAATAGGCCAAACAAACACATTACCATAAGGATAAGCGTTATCGTAAAAAATATATTGCGGCCAAGAATTTAGATTTTTTAAAGCCAATAGTGAGTAATCTTCATAGCTCCATATAGGAATTAGAGGAAAACTTACTTGATTGTTGACGCTATCTTGTCCTGTTATTTGCTTAAAATAAGCAGCTTGTATTTTATCCGGTCTTTGAGTGTTATAGTATTGACCGGGGCCTATAAGATTTGACTTTTGACTATTTCCTATAGCTGATACTTCATGAAGTGAAGGTACAAGCCATCTTGCTTGTTGCCATTCATCAAGCATCATATTTAAAATAGTAAACCCATCGTTTATATCTTCAGCCAGCAAAGTTTGACCAACGCCTAAAACGCCAGCCTCTTTCATTGCTAAAGTTACAAAATCGCGGGCTGTTGTCATTTAAATTAAGACCACTGATTTTTTTGCTGTTGAGGTTCGATAGGCTTGGCTTCAGGAGCATTGCCGCCAAGTATACTAGCTTCTTCTTCAGCATTCTTTGCGACTACACCAGCATTTTCTTTTCCATGCGGGTATATCATCTTAGGATATTCCGTATGGCCTTGCTCATTTAAAATATTAGTGTCTTTACCAAACTTAGGATGTGGATTTGAAACACTATACGGATGTGGATTTTTAACAAATTTTTGATCTTGAGCCGCGATAATGTCTGGCTGATCTATAGATTGATCTAAATGATTGGTAGGTAAAATAGCCATTTTAATTTCCTTTTTATAGACATAATAAGCCCTACCCCTAATTAAAGGGATAGGGCTTGACTTATATTACACCCTATCAGCGCAAACACAGAGCCATTCGGGCCTTATGTACTTTTTCCCGAATAACACGTCAACGCGGGTAGCTAACTGATCGCTATTCGGTAAGTAGTCAGTGATAATACGCATTGCAATACCATCAAAGTTGGCGCGTGCACCTTCTTCAATAGCCTTGCGCGGTAACACAAGGTCCGCCGTAGCCATCGTAACAGCCTTTTGCGTATAAGCAATAGACTTACGATAAACCTCATTAGCCTTAGTCACCATGCGAACAGTAGCACCATTGAGCGGTAAAGCGTCAACGGTTTGGTATTGCTGATCTGCACCGCCAGCAAAACCGCCAACAGGCCCAATCAAACCGGGATAGATTGGAATAGTAGTAGCACCAGCACCAACGTCAGCAGTTACAACAAACTGGCGAAGCGTACCCTGAGATTGCTTGGTGACGCGGTTAACACCATTAACACCGTCAATAGTGATAATATCGCCCTTGCGTAAGGTAGCGCCTCCCGGCATAGCCGAAACAGTAATATTACCGCCGCCAGTACCAGTAGATTGACCACCACCAGAGATAGTAACGCCATTGGTATAGTTACCAGACGTATGAGTGATAACAGTCTGATCGCGGAACCAACGACCATACCCTAAGCCTGATTTCATTTTACCGCTACGGAATTGAGCGGAGATTTCAGGAGTAGGATTGAGCAAGCCTTGCAGAGAGCTAGTAGTACGCGCGTCAGTCTTAGGAGAATTGACAACACGTCTATCCATATCGTCCGCGCCTTGGTCATCAAGGATAGCGTTAGCGTCTAAGAACTGATCTGAAGTAGGAGAAATGATATTACCGTTAGCATCTACGTTAGAGACGAAATTACAAACGCCTCCTTCAGAACCAAGCATAACATCAAGAGCAACCTTACCAGCAAGAGCATTAATCATTGGAGCCATAACAAGGTCCGAATAATTATCAATGCTCATGGTACGCTCAGCCGTGGTATAAGGCGTAGCGACGTTCTTTTGTGACGAAACAGTTAAAGTAGTAAACTGTTGCGTATTGTCCTGAAGCTGCATTGCAGGGCCATCAGTAACGATAAAGTCAGACGGCAGACGAATACGCAGAGTATCGCCAATTTTTGCGCCGTCGATAGCAAATTGCTTATCGTATTGAGTATCCATGTTCATAATGAACAGGTTACTATTCTTAAAGAGACGCACAGCCTCCTTAGTAATCATGTCAATCGTGAGATAAGTATTACCAGCCATAATTAAAAGTCCTTAGTCAAATGGGTTAAACTGATGATGTATTTAAATGACTGGTGCTTGAGACAGTCTATTTAACAAGCCATCAGAGCCATTGACCGGACTAAGGCGGTTTAGATCGAAACAGGGTCTTTGTGCGGGCCAAGACGCGATTTGATGAATTAATGGCAGAGAATTTTAAATTGTAAAGAGGTAAGTGTGGGTAAGTTTTAAAAATATTTTACCCACACTCTCAGACTGTCACCAGCGTTTAAGAGCCGTCATGAATTTTAAATCAGTAGGGCTTTCGTTTTCCCATTCTCCCTGTGTAGCGTTAGCTCCTAAGCGTATCGCGCACCAATATACGATAGACTTAGGAAGCTTCCAAACTATCGCTAAAAGAAACTTCTCTTTATATTTTTCATAAGCGTATTTCATATTAATACCCTCTTTGGGCTTGTTTCTCAGCTATTTGCTTAGCACGTTTAGCGTTAAATTCTTCCTGACTTTCTTTACCAGTAATTCTAGTACTTTCCTGTCTGCTATTTCCAACAGGTTCGATAGGAGGCGGTACAGCAGAACGCTCACGCCTTGGCTTTTTATCAGCCTCTTTAAGTTTGTCTGATATTTTACTTAAAGCTCTATCTAACTTACGCGGATTGTCGCGCAATTCATATAAATCTTCAGCTTCATCTATATTATCTGCCAGATAAGCTAAAACTTGGCCACCGTTACCATGTTCTAAATCTCCTAACACTTCTATGATAGGAGCAGGTATAGGGCCTAGCTCGCTAGTAACTTCTACAATTTTCTTACTAAAATCTTTATCCGTTTTAATTGCAACGCTTTCTAAACTATCACAAGTATCCTCAAATTTCTTTTTAGCATCTTTAGCTTGTTGCTCAGCAAGCTTAGTAGCAGCTAAAGCATCTGCTCTGCGCTGTACTTCTTCTTCTGTTAAACCTTCAACAGGCTGTTCTTTCAATCTAGCTTCTAATTCTTGAACACGCTTTTCAGCAGCAGTTTTTTCAGCAGCGAGCTTATCCCATTTACGCTGTCTACGTGCTTGCTTACGTTCTTCTTTTTCTTGAGCTAACCTAGCGGTCTTTTCTTCATCAGTTTCTTCTTTATTTTCATTTTCTTCCTTGTTTTCATCTTCGTTTTTATCTTCTTCATCGTCATTTTCATCTTCGTTTTCGTCGTCGTTTTCTTCTTCACCTTCTTCATTTTCATCTTTATTTTCATTAGAAGATGAAGAACTTTCCTTATTATTCTTTTCGTCTGTGCTATCGCTTATTTCGATAGCATCGCGCTGCTTCTGAGCCTCAGAGCGTGTATCTTCATTTTCATTAGGTATATCAGGAGGAGCTAATAAAAAAGAAGCAGTATTTAAAAATCTATTGCGAAAAATATTCATATCCAATTTTCCAATTTTCTCTTTTGAATTTCAGCATAAAGAGCATTCTTACGCTCTAAAAATGCAGGGTTTATATTAGGTAATGGTCCAATATTTTTAGGGTTATTTTTATTGAATTTGTCATGCGTGCTAGCTTCTGCTCTTTTACTTTCAGCAGATAAACAGCTTTTATAATTTAAAATTAATTCATTATCAGTCAAATCTCCTATATTCATCAGCAAACCTTTTTCAAATCTTTAATTTGCTCATTAGCTACTTTCTTCATTTCAGCTACACGAGATTTATCCTTTTTAATTTCTTCTGCTCTCTGAATAGTTCTAATATCTTCTTCAGCACGCCAACGCTTTTCGCGCGCTTTATCCTCAGCAGTAGGAACATACTTTACTGGAACATCAACCATAGTAGAGAGTTTAGATGATTTCTTTTTCGCCATTGTTAGCTCCTGTATTAATTACAATAGGTTCAACTTTTTCAACTCTATCTGATGTGAATGGAGTATTATTTATAAATGCAGGAATACCGATATCGCTCAAATCAGGATCATTAGAACGCTCCATTAAAGCATCATAAATCATATCCTTTTGGTCTTTAGGAGTAGCTTCTGAGCTAAGCATGTCCATCAAAAGTTTTACAGCCATAGGAATATATTTTTCAACATTGGCTTTGGCAAAAGCTCTCGCATCTTTAAATTTTGAAGTCAATCCTTGAGAGCGGCCAACTTCATAATAAGTAGCAGCTAACTCTAAAGCTGTTTTCTCAATCAATAAAGAATGAGGAGCTACAACTTGATTTTGAACTTTTAAAATTTTATTTTCTAGTCTACCCACAATTCACCTATTTAGAATTTAAAAATTGCTCATGTATACTGTAGTCACCAGTAGGGCTAGGATAACGATTTTCTCTAACATCAAATACTTCTGAAATTCTTTTCTTACCTTTATCCGCACCGCGTAATTCAGAATATCCTACAATACCGTCATGCCCTGCTTTTCTAGCAGCAGACGCTATAGCAGCCTCTTGAAGTGCATAGCGTAACTGATTTCCATTTGAAGAATTATCAATTATAAATTCAGCATGGTTCATTAATTCAGGAGCATGTTTTTCAAGAAATTTACTAACTTCTTCAACTCTCAGCCAAGGCTCTTTATTATAAATATAAGAAGGAATATTAGCGCTATCTACATCTTTTTGTAATTGCTTAAAAGCATCTTTACCCATCAATTGAGTATAAGCAGCTTCAGGAGCTTTACCACCAGTAGCACCTTTAACTAATAATGGATTTTTAAAAGCAGTTTCTCCTATTACTTGTTGTTCTCCACCATAAACATTAGCGCCTTGTTTGCCAGTACCATTGTTATAATGTCTAAAATTCTTATCACCTTTAGGTAAATAAAAAACGCCTCCTCTTACACTTTCAGACATTTCTTGATCTGGTTTTTGTCTACGCTCTAAATTTAAAATTAAATGGCCATCAGCATCAATAGAAGCTCCTTGAGTATTTTCTACAACTGATTTTAAAACATCGCTAGCAGGAGTAGCTTTAACATTTAATTCTTTAGCTTTAGCTACAGGTATGATACCTAAAGCATCTTTAGCTAATCCTCTACTAGCAACTGCTGGAATAGTGCTACCTCCCATCAATCCGCTTGTAGCTAAAGCAGGTTCAATTAAACTTTCAGTAGTGCTAGGCTCAGTCTTAGCTAATACATTGCCGGGAGCGGTAAAACCTTCTCTCACTAATCTTTCAGGCCAAAGCTGATAGCGATTTTCGCCATTAGAGCCTGTCAATTTATTATAAATTCCTTCTAGAAAATCTAAGGCTGATTTCTTTTGAACAGGTTGAGCAATAACATTAGCTTGTGGTTGCTCTACCATTGTTTTTAAGCCTGATTGAATTTCAGGTTGTTCAAAACCTTCAACTGGTAGAGGCATTTTCTTTTTTCTCAACTACTATAGGATTTCCACCGTTATTAATACCGGGTAAAGCTTCTACATCAGGACCAAATTCTGTTCCATTAGCTAAAGCTTCTTCAACAACTTGCTTAATTAAAGGTTGTATTTGTTCAATAGATATAGCAGGACCAGCATTACCTAAAGCTGTAATTCTATCGCTAATAGCTTTAAAATCTTCTCTGATTTCTCTTAATGCTTCAACAGTAGCTTTATCAGCAGCTACGTTTTCTTTAAGCTCTAGCTCACGTTCTTTAATATCAAATTCTCTAGACCTATCAGCTAATTCTTGAGTTTGCTTAGCTATAATTGCAAGTTGTTGCTCAATCTTTTGAGCAGCTTGCTCCATAGCTTCAGTCATTTGTGGGTTAGGCGCATCGCCCAATACATTTGGAGGAATAATTCTTCTCCAACGCTGTGCTAATATTTGAGCTTCAGGGAAATCAGCGACTTTCCATAGAACGTCGCCAGCGACATTCATAAAATCTTTATTAGAAGCTGCTATCTGAGTTAATGCATTAAACGCCTCTTGACGGCGCGTAGCGAAAGAAGGTCCTGTATCAGATTGAACAGCATAGATACCGACATTAGGATTAAATATAACATCAACAATCTGTTCATTAGTTACAGACGGCTCGCCTTCTGGTAAAATCTTTTTAAAGGCTTCAGCGGCGTTAGGATCAATAGTCAAATTTATTATAG